TAGTAGATGTCGCCGCGTTCGTTCATCAACTGTTCCAGGCGGTAGCCGTCGCCGTGGTCAGTGGTATGTACGACGGCCATTAGCGGCGTAACTCTAGTTTGATAATACGAACGTCGTGATCTTTAACGGTGTCTTCCAGTTCACCAACGCGGGCTTTGAACTGTTCTTGGTTTTGGATAACGCGTTCCAGCTGGGATGGGACGGTGTAGACCAGATAGCCGATGCCGGTGATGGCGCCACCGGCAAGGAGTACGACGAGACCCGCGGCGGCTTCTTGCTTTACGCCCCGCCAAAAACTAGTGTCAGACGGGGTTTGGCTCACCGCAGGGAAATGCTCTACCTATATTTTATGCGCTGGTCCGTTAGCCCTTACCTTGCCCGCGCATCTTTTTCCTGCCGTGATTTGGCAGGCTGTGTTGACCTTGGCCTTGCCGAGATTTTTTCGGTTTGCCTGGAACGTGCTGGACGCGGGCAGTGCCAACCTTGGATTTGACGGCCATCAGTAGGGAGCAGGGCCGAGCAGATCAGCATCCCAAGCAGCCTTCAGCTCATCAGCGGAGCTGGCGGCTGCGATCTCGGGTGCTACGGTGGCATCACGCAGCGCCTGCTTCTGCTCAGCGATGGGCGCGGTGTCCTTGCCCTGCTCCAGGGTGCGGACGAAATCGACGTCGAGTTTTTCCAGCAGAGGCTGGCGAGCGGCGCGGATGTTGTCCTTGTGAATGTCCTTGGCCTTGGCCAGGTTGAGTCCGATAGGCATGGGATTAAGCCTCCTCGTAGGTCCAGGCGTTGCGGAAGGAGCGGTCGTCGGGAATGTCGGCAACCGAGACGATCTGATAGGGCTTGCCGTCAGGCACGTCCTTGCGGGCGATCTCTTTAATCGTAAGACCGCAATCAGGTGCGGGCACGATCACGGAAACGCCGCCTTCGTCGTTGGGGTAGATGATGCGCTGGTCCATGGTTGACTCCGGGTGTTAGGTGCCCAGGTGGGCGGGTGTACGTAGGGTGCTCATGAGATTGCCTCAGCGGAAGATGGCGATTTGAACGCCTTGCCAATCAACGGCATTGCTAGCAACGCCCCATGTAATAAGTCGAGTGGAAGTGGTTGTGCTGTTGTATCCGCCGCTAAAACCATAATCCAAAGCAGTTGTACTTCGCTGCCCGGTCGACATTATTGTTGCGTAGTTTGCATCCGTCATTGCATTAGCAAAGTTCACCGTATAGTCCCCCGTCCCATTATCCGTAATCGAGCTCACATTCATCTGCGCCCGGATCGCAACGGTGCCGGTGCCGTTGAAGTTGACCCATGCCTTTGCTGCACCGGGCACGCTGAGCGAGCTGCTGCCGCCGGAGGTGTCGGTGATGTTGTTGACGCGAAGGGTGCTCATGGTGGGTTAGCGGAAGATGGCGACGGAAACACGGGCTTGGTCTTCAGCGCCACCAGTGCCTATGTTGACGATTCGGACAGCAGAAGTTGTTGGAGCTGTTGCGGTAGAAACTGAAACCGATCTTGCAGTATTGGTAGGTATATAGTCTCCCATTGTTCCGGTAACTACATAATTTGCATCCGCCATCGCCGTAGTGAAATTAACCGTGTAATCACCAACCCCATTATCCGTGATACTGCTCACGTTGTACTGCGCCCGGATCGCCACAGTCCCCGTGCCATTAAAGTTCACCCACGCCTTAGCAATGCCGTTGGCGATGGCAGCAGGCGTGCTGCTGTTGCTGCCCGCTGTGTCTTGGATGGTGGAAACGCGAAGGGTGCTCATGGGGTGACCTCAGCGGAAAACGGCGACACTGATCCAGTCCATGTCAGCCCTGGAATCATTGGGATAGGTGCTCCACCTGAACGCGCTTGCTGTTTGCGAGCCGGGAGTAGTGCCAGCAAAGTCACTTCCCCCAAAATGAGCAATTCCATTAACTCCAGCAGTGGTGCCGAGAACGCAGCTTCCAACCACAACATAGTTCTTATCTGCAAGGCTGTTGGTGAAGTTAAACCGATACATTCCGGTCCCTTCGTCCGTAATGCTGCTGCAATTAAAGCTGCCGTTAATGGTTCCGTTGCCGTTGCAGTTCACCCACGCACGGCACAGCGTTCCGATCTCGGTGCCGCTGGTGTTTTGAAACGCCGGCGGTGAGCTGGTGTTGCTCTTGACGGTGGCGACAACGACGGTGCTCATACGATTGCCCAGTTACTCCCCGAAGGGATGGTGACGGTGATGCCGGCGCTGATAACGATCGGCCCGGCGCTGACGGCGTTCTTGTTGGTGGTCAAAGTGTAATTGGTGCCGACCGTTTGGCCATTCTCAAAGAACACCTGGTCCGAGCCGCCACCCGTTGCTCCTCCACCGATGCTGCCCCAGGCGCTGCCGTTGTAGCCCTCAAACTGCGTCAGGCTGCTGTTGAAGCGCAGCATCCCGGTGGCTGCCGAGCCAGGGCGTTGCGCTGTGGTGCCAACCGGCAGCTCAAAGTAGCCGGTTGAGGTGGTGTCGATGTTGCCGGAGTAGTTGATGCCGGCCAGCGTGATCGACCCGGCGCTGAAGTTGCCCGAGCCATCACGGGCGACAATGGTGCTGACCGTGTTGGCGCTGGTGGCGTTGCTGGTGACGGTCGGGTTGCCGGAGACGCCATCTGCGTTGGTGACGCTTAAGCCGGTGCCGGATACGGCAATCGAGCGAGCGGCAAAAGATGCTGCTCCGGTTCGGGTCAGGATTCCGTTGGTGGCAAACGCACCAAGCGCAGCAACCTGTGCATTACTGACCAGTTGCCAAGTGATAGCCGTGGTGCCGAGCGTGCCGCCAATGGCGGTGGTGCTCATCCACATCGTGTTGTCGTTGACTGTGCCTTGGTCAACATGCGTGACCGCCGCAACGAGGTCGTCCCACACATCGGTGTCAGTGCCACGGGTCAACACCCACGCAACAGAAACTGACCCCACCGTGGTGACGGTATAGATGCCGTTCTGGTTGGTGGTGGCCTGGTCCTTGACCAGCACGCGGTTGCCGACGGATAGCGCAATGCCGTCGATGCTGATGGCCGCCAAGGTGCCGGCATTCGTCAGCGTGGTGGCCGTTGCCGTGACCGTCAGCGCAGCCGTTGTGGCAACACGGCAGGAATCCTTGAACGCACGAGATTCAACCCAATGTTTGGTTGTCGCGTGGTTTTCTGCTGTTGGATCACCAGAGAGCGTCAGCGCCCCGGTCATGGTGCTGCCGGCCTTCAGCACCGCGTCGTTGGAAATCTCCGCGTTGACAAATGCCGTCGTGGCGATCTGGGTGGTGTTGGTGGTGACCGCTGCAGTGGGAGCTGCTGGCGTCCCAGTCAGCGTTGGGCTGGCCAGCGTGGCATACGCCTGCGCCTTCACGAACGCCGTGGTGGCGACGTTGGTGTTGTTGTCAGCCGTGGCCGGCGTGGTGGCTGTTGCAGCAGCCAGTGCAGTGGAGCCCGTCACCGACAGCGTGCCGCCGATGGTGGCGTTGCCGGTGGTGCTCAGAGCGGTGAGCGCGTAGGTGGCGGCCAGCTCCGCCCAAGTGCTGCCGTTCCATTTCTTCCAGCGGTTGGCAGTGCTGTCCCAGCGGATTGTGCCAACGGAAAGGTTGGTGCTGGTGGTGCCGTCGAACTGCAGCGCCAGATCGGTGTCCCGATCCTTCAGCTGGTTCATGAAGTCGGTGTAGGTGCTGGTGAGCACCGGGTTCGACCAGTTAGCCATCAGACTCCCCTCGCGCTCCAGCTAAAGCCGCCGCTCACCCGTGTGCCAGAGGTGTTGAAGAGGAGCACCTTAAAGCTCGTGGGGTTTGGCGCGTCGACAAAATCATAGACCGCAATCACGCCGGTGGTAGCCAGTGGTGTGACGGCAATGCTCTGCACATCTACGAACGCCACATTGAAGGTCACGGTGGTTCCGCCGGTGTCACCACTATTCGCGGTTCCTGAGCCGGCATCGTTGCGGAGTTTGGAGTCGAGCCGCACGTTCAACGCGGTGAGCAGCATTAGGTCATTGCCGCCCACGCTGGCAAAGTCGTAGCGGACGCGGAAATAACGGAACTGCGTCACGAACACTTCGCTGGCGTTGGCATAGGTGGTCCACTTGATCCAGCTCACGTTGCCGCTGGTCGTTGCGCTGGCTGCTGTCACCGTGAAGGTGTTGGCGGCGGCAGTTGCCACTACATAGGTGCCGTCCGTGGCGGTGCCGGTGGTGAAATCCAGGTAGACGTAATCACCCGCAAGCAGGCCGTGGGCGGTGGAGGTCACCGTGATGGTGGTGGTGGTCTGGGAGTAGGTGGCCGCCGTGCTGGTAATGCCGCGCACGCGAATGGTCGGCGTGATGGTGGTGGTGCCAACCACATTGGTGCTGGTTAGTGCGGCGCTCACTTTGGTGCCAGCCAGCACGGTGCCGTAATCAAACTCCTCCTCATAAACCGCCGTCGTGGTGGACGGCATTAGGTAATAGGTGTAGCCGGCGGTGATCTGGTCCTGCGGCGTGGTCCAGCTGCGGCTGGTGAAGTGGCTCTGCCAGGTTTCGGTGGTGTTGACGTTGACGATCTGACCGAGCAGCGAGTCGGTGTAGATGTTGGTTTCGTCGCCGGCCCAGATGCTGTTCTGATTCAGCTGCAGCACATAGTCCGGTGGCTGGTTGACGATGGCGCTGACGCTGCCTTCTGTGCCGTAGTTGCCAGCTGAATCGATACCGGCCAGCCAGTAGGTGTAGGTGCCAGCTGCGGTCTCGAACACTGTGGTGAAGCCACCCTGCTTGGTGCCGATCACAGTGCCGCCCGCCCAGGTAGCGCCACGCCGCAGCTCGTAGTTCAGGATCGGCAGGGTCTGTGTCACATCGTTCCAGCGCAGCAACACGTTGTTGTCGATCACTTGCTGCGAGATGGTCGGTGCGGTGGGCACAGTGACGATCACATCGAGGTCGTCCGGCGTGCCCTCGGTGCCGTTCACATCCACCGCAGCCAGCCAAAACTTCTGCGTTCCACTCCAATCCACCTTGAGCGTGTACGCGGTGCCCTTGATGGTGGCGACAGTGGTGGCCGCGCCATAGGTTGCGCCGCGCTTGAGCAGATAGAACTCAGTGTCGAGCGTGCCCTTGATAGCCGCCCAGTTGAAGACGACGTTCTGACCAGCAAAGGTTGAGGCCAGCGAAGGTGTGCCAGCAGCGTTCACGGTGATGACAGCTGACGCCTGCGTGCCGTAGTTGTCGTTGGCGTCCTTGGCGACAACCCAGAAGGTTTGGCTGCCGCTCCAAGCGGCTTTCAGCGTGTAACTGGTGCCGGTGATGTTGGCGAGCACCGTGGCAGTGCCGAATGTCGTGCCCTGGCGGATCTCGTAACCGGCGGTTGGCAAGGTGCCCGCCACTGCGGTCCAGCTGAGCGTGGCGGTGTTGCCGCCCACGGAAGTGGTGATGGTCGGAGCAGCTGCGCCAGTGATCGTGACGATTTCGCTGTCCGGCGGGTCTGTAAATTTGCCCACCAAATCGACCGGAGCGACCCAGAACGTGCGTGCGCCAGTCCAACTGATCGGCACTGTGAAGGTGGTGCTCTGCGTCTTAGCAAGCTCGATCGAGGTGCCATAGCTGCCGCCGTATGTAACGCGGTAATAGGCAATGTTGTAAGTAGAGGCAGTAGGCACTACCCAGCTCAGAACCAAATCAGTGGCTTGGATGCTGCTGCTGATCGTGGTGGCATTGGCACCGGCCACCGTGACGGCAATCGTTGCCGCGTTGGTGCTGTAAACCCCGGAGGTATCGAGCGCCTTGATCTGATATGTATAGGTGCCGTCGTCGAGATAGCCGAGCTTGTAGGTGGTGGCCTTCACCTTTGTTACGACTGTGGCACTGCCCCAGCTGACGCCTTGGCGTATTTCGTAGGTGTCAATGTCCAGGTCGGGAATAGCGTCCCAGGACAGCAGTACGCCGAGATCTTTATCTGCTATGAAATTTAGGTTGACAACTCCAGAAGGTGGAGCCGTCTTGCCGAGTGCGGAGATCGAGCCAGTCAGCGCCGTCGTTGAAGGCTTGAGGGCAGCGTTGAGGCTGTAGATCTTGAACTCAAAAACGCCGGGCGTAATGTTAAGGACTTCGTAATCGGGTCCGTCAACATTTACTATTTGCCAGTTGTTGCTGCTCTTGCGCCAATGCACTTCGTATTGACTGACGCCAACAACGGGTTGCCAGCTAGCGATTACCTTGGCACGTACTTCGGCTTGATAGGTATAAAGTTCTTCGGTTGCTGAAAAATTAGTAGGTGCTGCAGGGGTTACATTTAAGTTGGTGGTGTCACGCACCTGCAAAGATTTGCCACTTTCGATATAGGCATATTTGCTGGCGTTGTAAGAAATTGCACTGATCGCATAAGTTGTGCCGTCTTCTTCTTGAACGCTAATAACGCGCCACTGAGAAGTTTGAATGTCGTCGGTCTGGTAGATCCAGACGCTGTTTGCGTTAGGCGCAGTGGTGAACGCCGAAGCGACAGTGACCACGGTGCCGCTAATGCTGCTGACGTTTCGGGTCTCGACGGTGCCATCGGGCAGGATCACCGACAGCGTGCGGTTGTTGCCGGCGCTTAATCCGCTGGCGTTATCAACGGTGACAGTTGTAGTTGTTGCCGCTGAAATGCGTCCGCCGCGACGTTGGCCGGCGATGACGGGATCGCTAATATCAATTACTTGGCCGGGGCGGACCAGCACACCGGCGTCGATGGATGCCTTGAAGCTGACCACATTTCCTTCGTACTGCTCAGAGTACAAAAGCCATTCGCCAATTCGAGATGCTTGGCCGCGACTTGTACAAGCAAAAGCTGATACCTCTGTGGTGACTGCGCCGTATTTAGCAATAGACGCCGTGTCCTCCACTACCTCATAGGCAATATCGCGGGTGTTGAGGTCGAGGTAGCTGACCACCGCCACGTTGGGGCGGATCTTGAGGCTGCTGCCGGAGTAGCTGAAACCCTCTTCAGAAACGTTTGCCAGGGTGAACAGATAGGCCGAGTCGCCAGGCTTGTCTTGGCTGATCGTCAGCGCCCCAGTGCTCCAATAGGGCATGGCCCGGAATACCGAACACATGTCGTTGATCAGCTTGTAGGCATCCTCAGCGGTCTGGATGTTGATATTGCAGCTGAAGCGTGGCTCTTGGCCGCCAAAACCGTCATCAACAAGCGTTGAGGCATATGTACTGGCGGAGTAAAAAGCCCACTTATCCAGTTGTGCTGCTTGGATGTGATTGCCGAATCCGTAACGGGTGGAGGTCAGCAGATCCCATAGGCACCAGGCCGGGTCCGTCGTCCACTGCGCTGCGCCGAAGGTGCCGTTCCATAAGCCGGCATAGATCAGCCGCCCCGTGGTCGAGTCCACCGTGGCGTTGCTGGGGATCGCCACCTTGATGCCGCGGATTAGGTAACTGCGGCGGGGGATGGAGTTAAACTGCTCTGCGTCAAATCTCGCCGCAATTAACGCGGAGTTCGGGTATCTCAGTTTTGCGTATACGATTTCTGTGTAGGTTGACCAACTAAAAGCGTTCACCAACTTGGCGCTGGCGCTATCTGCCGTTACACGAGTGACGCGAATGTCTACCGGGAACGCCCCGCTTAAATTGATCAGATAATCACGTTGGTACTGATCCGGCGTGCGGCCTTGAATGGTGTCGTTGATAACGGTTGTATAGCCGCCGCCGTTATACTGCACGGCAATCTGCAGCTGAACACTGGTGCCGTTGATGTCACCCTCATCGGTAAACTGCTGCAGCGCTGGTACCGTGATCGTGACGCGCACTGCGTCCACGTTGATGTCTGTGATGCTGCGGACTACCGGCGTGGCCTGCTGCACAGTAACGCCAACAGCCTTTTCGTCTTCTGTTCCGTCTGCGGTAGGAATGGCGGATTGAGCCTGAGTCCCTTCGCGTGTGGTAATTGCAAAGTTGGAGAAATTAAAAGTTGACCAGCTTGCAGATCCGCTTGTTGTGGTCGAATTGATCGCTTGTACCGTAAATGTGTTTGTTGCTGTTGTTTGGATCAAGTACGATCCAGTTACGGCCAATCCACTTGTAAAAGTCAGATAAATAGCGGCGCCAGTAGCTAGACCATGCTGATTAGAGGTAATAGTAATTGTATTTCCTGTTTGTGAATAAGTGGCAGCAATGGCAGCATTGGCTAGTGGCGTATTTTCAATAAATACTGATCGTGGCCCGTCCTTTAATCCTTCAATTTCGCCTTCACTAATCAAGTCAATTAAATTGGCGTATTGCGTCGAGCTGAGACTGTCGGCTGCTTCTGTAGGCGTGCGTGCCCCGCCGCCACCGCCCTTGCCGCCGCCACCGCCGCCGCCTGCGCCCGCAATGCCGAGGCCCAGGCCAGCGTTGTGAACCCTGATGCCGCCGGCGATGAAGGTGTGATGGCCCTCAACGGTGAGGTTGTAGACGGTGCCGGTGCAGAACTCCGTGCGCTCCACGATTGGGCGCAGATGGTCGTTCTCATCCACCAGGCAGTCATCGCTGCCCAGCGAACCGATCTCAACGAAGGCGTTGAACTGGTTTAGCACCCAGTGATTCGGGGTGGCATCCAGCACGGCACCGCCCCACAGGCTGTAACGCACCACGCGCTCACCTTCGTGGACGTGAACCTTCAGAACCTTGGCGTGATGCAGCTGGCCCTGGTCATCGAAGCTGACCACCAGGTCGCCGGGCTGCAGCGTCTCGATAGCCCGCGGGCCATCAGGGGTCTGCACCAGCGTGTGCCCAAGGAAGCACCCGCCGCCACCGCCACCACCAGAGCCGATGATTGTTTTCATCGTCAACCCGCCTTAAACATTTTCTTTACGGCTGCCATTGCGATGTCGTTAATCGACGGCCCACTGTCATAGACCACCTGCACAGTGTCGATGCCGGCGCTGATCACCACAGAACCGACGATGGTTTCGCCGTAGACAATGGGCACCGGCACGCCCTGACGGCCTGTGTTCTGGATGCCCGAGAAGCTGTAGGACTTGCGCGGATCCTTTTGGGTGTCGTTGCCGCTCGCTCCTGGGGCAATCGTTTGTGGCACAGGGGTCAGCAGCTGCGCCACACCGCCAAGCACCAAGCTGGCGCCCACGCCAACGATCAGGCTGAACGCAGTCGGTCCAAGCCATGCAGCTGCACCGGGGATAAACACGGCAGCAGCCAGCAATGCCACGCCGCCGATGATGCGCCCGACGGCACCAGCACCCGCCAACACCGGCACGATCTTGATCTGCTGCTGACCGGCTGGATCATGCAGCTCATCCATGCTTAGGTCGTAGTTGCCAACACTTACGCGATAGTGCTGGTCGGCCATGTGCTTTTCGAGCTGCGGAAAGTTCGCTACCAAGAACCGCACAGCCTCAGCAGCAGTGGCGACTTCTGCCCGGAACACCCGTTTGCCGAGGAATTTTGCCAGTCGTCCGTATACCCGGATCTCGCGCAACATGATCCGCCTCAACCTCTGCTCATCGTAATGAATTCAGGGTGCCGCAGCCTACGGCCCGTGCATTTCTGAAGCCAGCCGCCACCGCCGTATAGATCACGACTGCTCAGTCGGCCCCGGATGTGATGCAGCACCAGGCCGTCTCCGATGTAAACGCCCACATGGTTGAGCCCTGGCCCGCTGATGCTCATCAGCAGCGCATCGCCCACCTCCAGCTCCTCGTCCTCCCGCAGCTCACGGAAGCCGGCCAGCGTCCAGCAGTCATCGAACATCGGCTCCGCCTCAAATGCCTCGGGCGTCAGCGGGCGCTCCCAGTCCGGCAAGTTCAGGCCCTGCTCCAGATACCAGTCACGCACCAGCGTCCAGCAGTCGGTGATCCCCCAGGCCCATTCCCGTCCGATCAGCGGGGCCTGGTGGCCGCTTGGTTCACATTCGCCCCAGGTCTCGGTCTTGGGGTTGACGATGTACCAGGGCAGACCGCTGCGCTCGCACGCAACCAGGTCTGGCCCGCTGGGCACTGGAGGCGTCACCGGATGGCTGTGAAAGACCGCCACGATCTCGCCTGCGTCCTCCGCTGCGGCGTAGTCGTCCGGCGACAGGATGAACTGGTCGGAGCCGGTGCAAAGGTTCGTGCACGGCCAGTAACGCCGGCGACCCTTGATGACGACCACCAAGCCGCAGGCTTCGCGGGGGTCTTCCGCTTTGGCGTGCTCCAGGGCTGCGTCGCGCCAAGTCATGTGAAGTACGTCCCGACGCCAGGGAAGGATCCAAACGGCAGCTCATTCTTCGCGCCGAAGCGCGCCTCGCAGCTGCTCAGCCGCTTGGGGCAGGTGTCGCTGGTGGATAGGTAGACGGGTTGATCGTCTGCGTCATACCACTGCGTAGCGGTCACGTTGCCGCTGGTGCTGCCGCTTGCGGTGGTTGTGACCGTAAAGGTGTTGGCCGCGGCTGTGACCACTGTGTAGGAGCCGCTGGCAGCCAAGCCGGTAGTGAAGTTGAGCCACACCTGATCGCCCACGCTAAGGCCGTGCGCTGTAGCCGTGACAGTGACGGTTGTGGTCGTGCGGCTGTAGGTGCCGCTAAAGCTGGCGACCGGCGTGTAGCTGCACTCCGTGGACTTGTAGACCCACTGGCAGATGTTTGCGATGCACTGCCGCTTAGGCGCACGCACACCGGCCAGGTCAAACGCTGCAGCCAGCTCAAACTCCACCACGTCGCGGGTTTCGCTGACCTTGCGATCGATGTAGTACACCTGCCGAGCAAATTCGGCGGCAGGGTCGGGCGTATAAGGACTGACACCACCAGGAAAGTTCACCGCGTCGATGTAGCGGGCCATGGTGCGGATCCGCGTCACTTTCGCGCCTTCCAGTCCTGATGGCAGCCCGGCCAGGATGGCGGTGATTGTGCCCAGGATGTTGCTGCAGCGGATCGTGGGCCGGGGCAGGGTGCCCTTGCCGGAATACTCAAAGCCCTCCGCTTGCAGCGGGAAGCGCAGGTAGCTGGTGCCGTTCCACACCACGTCATTGGCGCCGTTTAAGTTGGCTCCAGCATGGAAGTAATAGGTTTCATTAACGCCATGCTGCGCTGCATTTAACTGCAGCTGAAAAAGCTCAATAATTGCGCTCGGGGCAATGCCTTGAGCGTCTGAAATTGGAGGCGAGAATAAATCGCCTTCTGCGTAATCTGCCCAGTAGCCAGAATCTACATAGAGAGTCATGGTCGCTACACCAAGCGGTACCAGCTGGTCGTAGCTGACTCATAGACAAAACAACGCGGCGACGTTGCCGCAATCGTCGTGGCGGTTCCGTACAAAGTCTGTCCTGCCGCTGCGCTAATGGTCAATGTGGTCACGGTTGAGCGCGTACAAATAAAAATTCTCTGGCCGTTTACGGGTGACGATGGGAGCGTAAGAGTCAGCGTTGCGATGGTGGCAGTGTGCTTGAGAATTAGCGCGGCAGCGTTGTCATTTACCGTCACAGTTGTGCCGGTTGTGGGTGTTGCTACTTGCAGCGCACCATCAGGGATTGAGTAGCCAAGGTTCGTGAAATTGGCGTCCACCTCCGCATGCGTCAGGGCGCTCCCCTTGCCAGCGCGGGTAACGATGGTGCTCATGGGTGGTCTCCTGTACTAGTAGTTTAAGGTTCGAAAACCTGGCGGAAGGTGACGTCGATTTTGCTGCGCTGGAACTCGTACATTTCGCGGGTCCAGCTGGGGCAGATCCACTTGTAAGACGTGGTGGTGTCGGGTGGGGTCCAGTCGAAGCTGGCGTTGTCGGCGGCGCGGGCATTGAGGAAGGTTTCAATGATGTCGGCGTCAGCGTCGGTGACGTTGAAGCTGAGGCGCCACTCTTTCGGATTTTGGTTGAGGCCGTAAGTCAGGCGCTGTTGGTAGCCGTCGCCAAACTGGACCGTGCGGACATTCGGCTGACTGCTCTTGTTGGCCGAGTAGGTCGGGTTGTAGCTGGGGAAGGTGGCCATTAGGCGAGCAAGCCTCCAGGACGTTTTTGTTTGATGAGTTCTTGCTGGACCGCGATGCCGATGGCTTTGCCGAGCTGGCTGGCTTGGTTGCCATCGCCTTGAACATTAGATCCGCTGGCGTCTACGTTCACCACGACGTTGGCGCTTCCCATCCCGAGGCTGTCGTTGGGCACGATACCGCCGCTGCGGCCGGGAACAAACAGTTCGGGGCCGCGTTCGCCGACGATGTAGGGCGAGCCAGCAGATACGGGACCGCCTGCTGCTCTGCCTGGAAGTATCTGGGGCAGTAAAAAGCCTTTGGCTCCCATGCCAGCACCGCTAAATGCTGCCGCACCAGATACGGGGCCGGCGCCTTTAAACATTGTGCCGCCGGGGAAAAGGCTGAGGACGCTGTTGAGGATCGTCATTTCGATCCACTTGGAGATGACCTGAGCCGCCATGTCTAGGAAACGATCCGCAACTGTTTGGAAGAATGCGGATAAAGCCTCTTGAGCAGTCATCGCGCCAGAAGCGACTCCTTTAAAGGAGTTGGCAAATGCTGAACCGATGCCTTCAGCAACGCTGGCTAGTTGTTCAGCTGGAGCGATGAGTTTTTCGAGTTCCAAGCGGGCTTGCTCAGCTTTTCCTCCTAGTTCGCCGCCAGTTAAAGACGGAACAAGATTCATATTTGGATTAAATGCTAGGCCCGGCTTACCAGCGCCTACAAAAGACGCCATCCGCTCGAAGTTCAGGTTGAGAAGATTAGATACACCAAGCATGGCGTATAGATCTTCTACCTGCTGTTTTCTTATTACACTAAGTTCTTTTTCGTATTCCATTCTGGAAATTTGAATATCAAGTGTTTGTGCTTCAACCAGAGATGCACGTTCGGCGTCACTCAAAGATTTATTCAAAAGTTTTACATAATTTTGCATACGCTCAGTACGCGTTGCTTCGTATTTACCTTTCAGTTTGTCTTCTTCGGAGATAGCTTTTGTGAGATTTAGTTCTGCTTGTTTTTTGGTTACTAAGTCTTTAGCGCTACGCAGTTGTTCTTGGAGTTGCTGTGCCAAACGTGCTGCATCTTTTGCGGCTTTGTCAGAACCACCGCCCGATGGTGCTGCTTGTCCCAGTCCGCGAACGTCGATAGGTTTTATTTTTGTTTCCGCTGCGGCAACTACTTTTTGCTGTTGTGTTTCTAATATGCGGAGACGGGCTGTTTGTGCGACGGTTAGGTTTCCGCGCATTGGGGCTGCACCGCCTGTCTCTTCAAATAAAAGTTTTCTTGCGCGTGCATTAGCTATAGCTGTAGATTGTGTGCCGCCGCTAAGCAAATTAGCAATACCTTGTATACCTTGGGCGGCGAGGCTGATAATGCCGGATAGTCTTGCTGCGAGCCAGTTAAATGGTGGGGTCAGAGATTTAACGATTGCACCACCTAAATCTCCGATGGCTTTTCCGAGATCTTTGGACGCTTTGCCGAGCATTTCAATGCCCGTAGCGGGCTTTTTGACTGCTTGAGCACCTTTGTTACCTACATCAACAAGAGTATCGACAAGATCTTGCACGGAAATTTGACCTTTTTTGGCCATCTCCAATAGGCGATCTCTTGAGACACCCAGTTTGTCAGCAAGTGCCTGCTGGATATTGATTCCTTGGCTGGTTAGTTGGTTAAGCGTTGCCTGGCTTACTTTGCCGGACTCCAGGGCAGATGTAATTGCGTTGCCTACTTTGTCAAACTGGCCGCCGTACTTTTCAGTAAGTGTTGTGGTTAATTTAATTAATTCTGCTTGGTCTTCAAGTTCTAAGCCAAGGCCGCGAATATTTTGGATTACAGCAGTGAACGTTTCTACATCAGTATTTGCGGTTTTAAATGCGCTAGCAAGGGCTTGGGCCTGTTGTGCGGAAAAACCTAAATCCTGTCCCAGTTGTTTTACGGCTTGGCCGCGAGATGCAATATCCCCAAGTAACGTGCCGACGATGGATAGACCGAACCCCAAACCACCACCGAGTGCACCACCGGCTAAACCACCTAAGCCACCACCTACAGCCGCGCCAGCACCTTGACCAAAAAGCAGGGGAAAGCCTCCACCGATAAGAGCACTACTTAGTGCTTGTCCTAGACGCCCTGCCATTCCTCCTCCTGCTCCTCTAGCTAAACCGCCTCCGGCCGTTGTTGCCGCAAGTGCCGCAGGGGAGCCCGGCATGTTTGCGGTGCCACGCAAGGGTGATGCAGGACCTCTACCGGCGCGGATATTTGCTGCTTGCGGGCCTTGTAGACCAAAACCTGCGTTGGCCGTAGCAGTAACTTGACGGCGGTTTGCTACTTCTTGTGCAATCAAAAAGTTACGCCTAGCGCGAGCTTTGTTCTCGATCTCCATTGCGCTTACAAGAGATCTGACGGCCCTCTCTTCTTGTCTTGTTTCCTGTGCAGCTTTTCTTAATGCGTTTTCCGCTTTAAATACAGCACGGCTATAGTTTTCCATGCTGGCAACGTTAAAACCTTTGCCCTCAAGCAGCTTTGCGTTTCTGTTAACAACATTGATTGAATTGTTGAGTCTGTTAAGATTTTTTATCAGGCCATCTACCTGTGCGGCACCGCGGACGGCAATCTCGATGTCTGCGGTGTATTTCGCCACGGCTACGGAACATAGTCTGGTACTTCAGTTTACGCCGTAAAAAGCCGCCGGGGTTAGTGGCGGCGTTTGGCCTTGTCGAGTTCCTTTTGCTGGTCCTCGTTCAGGATTTGGAAGTAGGCGCTCCAGCCGAGTAATTCCTCCGCGGTCATCGTGGTGCTGATTTCGGAAAGGGTTTTGCCTAGCTCTTTGGCGACTCCGAATTGGAGCATGAGCCAGGTGTCTTTCCGAAGCTCGGCACTCAGGATTTTGGGTCGATGGGTTCCTCGCCGTCGGTCAGGATCGCCAGCATCAGGGCTTGCAGGTCTTTGTCCTTGACTTCATTCTTCAGGACGTCGATTTCGCCAGCGTTGAAGATCTTGGCGCCAGTGTCGTCTAGGGCTTTGGTGATGAGCAGCTGGAGGGCGAAGGCGTTGGCGTCGTCGGACTTGGCTTGTTTTTGGGCGCGTTCGCGCTCGGCCATGGTCAGCGGCGTCACCCACATCTCAAAGTCGCTGCCGTCGCTAAGCGTGACGGTCTTTTTGGCGGGCTCCAGGTTGGCGGCCTTGCGGAGGCGGTCAATGGCGCGGACGGGAACAGGCATACAAAGTGCTTGTTTATCGTTCTAATGTAGCGGACTAGACAGCAAAAAGCCCCAGTTGCCTGGGGCCGTGTGCTGATTTTGAGTTGGATCAGGACTGGGAGAAGTCGAAGGTGGGGGTGCCAGCCGGGCGGAAGTTGACGGTCACCGATTGGGCGTCGTCGGGGTTGATGTTCAGGCTGGCGGAGGTCAGCACAGCGTCGAAGCTGATCGAGCGGCTGAGGGTCTCGCTCAGGCTGCCGCCACTGAACACCCGGTCGGTGTACAGCTTGAAGGCGGCGCCGTCTTGCTGGCGCTGCAGCACGTCCTGGATCATGCGATTGGACAGGGCGACGTCCTCGTTGGTCATGTAGACCGTGGCGGTGCCGGTGCCGTCGCCGAAGCCGCTGATGTAGGTGCGGAAGGGCACGTACTGACCAGGGGTTTGGCCGATGGTGGTGACGTCGATTTCAGCGCGGCTGATCTCGAAGCTCCAGTCGCGGACTTGGCCCACAACGGCAAAGTCGGCGTAGGCGACTTGGAACTCGTTGGGGGTGACGGCGGTGCCGTCGTCGGTGATGGCGAGGATGGTGCCACCGGCGCTGGTGGAGACAGTCAGTTCACCGGTAGCGGCGGTGTAGCTGAGCACGTAGTAGGTGGTGGCCGAAGAAATAGGAGCAGGCAGGGTGCCGGTGCCGGAGCCGCCGGTTTGGCCGTTCACCACGCTGAACTTGACGGGATCGCCGACTTTGAAGTTCAGGTAGGGCTGCACCGTGATGATGTCGGTGGCGATAGCGACGCCGGACTCACCAAATGTTCCGGTGGTGCCAGCGGGCTTGTAGTAGAGAGCGCCGGACGTGCCGGACAGAACGGTGGTGGCCATAAGGGCGTACCAAGAGGTGGGGTTTCTGGGCGGGCACTGCCCGGCTTATCACAGGTTAGCGCCTGTCCTAAACATTATCTAAGACAGGACAGTTGCAACGAAGGAGGTGTCAATTCGACCCACGAAATGGGGCGCATCTTCTGTGGCGGAGAACGTTGGGCCATTTATTTCACCGACGCGGAAAAAGACGCCGCTATTTGTTTTGGCCGTATTGTTTAACGTTTCAAGGGCGTTGACTGCTGTGGTCAGCAGGGTTTGGTTGCGGGCGGGGCCGCGACCTTTTTCCGTAAAAATGCGAATGATTATTGCGCCACGGGCATTATCCACGCTGGAAGTCAGCGTTGGTTCGTTGGTGATGCCGAAGGTGACGTTGACGCGGATGTATTCAGTCGTTGTGTTGGGTGGGACGGCGGTGATGTTGTCGAAGTAGACAGGGACCGCTGGAACCAAGGCGCCGAACGCTGTCAGCAGCGGGTTTTCGACGGTGGCGCGGATGGATTGGTAGTTCATAACTTCACATTACGAAGGGACTGGTCCATGTACAAGCTGATGGTTTTGTCGATCGCTCCACCACGCAAATAAGTGGTGTACCAATCCAATGGGGCAGTGCGTCTGTTGGGTCCAGTTGGGTTTACAGCAAGATCACCGCGCAGGCCGCTGACTCGTTGACCTCTTTCTGCTTTTTTAATAGGTTCGTAGCCCGGATAGCGGTAGTTACTTTCAACCAAGTCGAGGGCTACATCTGCGTGAGGAGCTTTGTTTGCTATGTAGTATTTAATTTCTGGTTTGAATTTAAATTCATCGACGGTAAGAACTGGGGCTTTAAGTCGTTGAGCTTCGCCAGATGCACCGGTGCCAGTGGATACTTTGCTGGGGGTAGCTATTTCCCAAGAGTTTGAGAACTGGCCGGACCAAGCTGGTCCTTGTTGTTGTAGTTGGAGGACGATGTTTTCGGCGCTGCGTGCCACGCCAATAATGAAGGGGGCAAGGAAGCCGGCTTCGATATTTTTTGCCAAACGCATGAAGTCGTTGCGGCGGCGTGCCATTACTGGGGCCTCGCTATGACGATGTGGAGCACGGGGGCGTCGCCTCGGTAAGTGTTGACGTTGAGGATTTTGGCTTCGCGGGTTACGCCGGCTTGGGTGTACTGGATGCGGTCGGCCTCGGTGGGGTAGTACGTTCCAAGCTCGCTGCTGCCGAAAATAAATTTGACGTCGGTGGCTTGGTATAGACCTTCGGATTCGCGGGGTGTGACGCGGGTGATAACGGCTTTGACTGTGACGTTGGTGTCAGAGCCCGTGACGTTGCCGGTGGTGGGGTCGTAAGTGCGGGGTGTGGTGGTTTTGATGTACGTGATGTTTTGGCCCCAGTCCGCTAGGACTGAGGTGGGGATTGGGGCAAAAGTGTCGTCGATTAGGCCCATGTCACCCTCGGAAGAGGCGGACGGCGTAGTTGGCGGCGCCGCCCATGCAATAGGGGCCTAGGTAGGTCTGGAGCCAGGGGTAGACGTCGAAGACGTTGTTGATGACGCCGCTGGTTTGGCTGGATTTGTTGTATTTGACCTTCAGTTCGCCTAGTTCCACTTGGTCGTAGATGCCGGTGGTGCCAGTGCTGCCGGTGATGGCGTCGGTGTCGTTGGCGAAGGCGCGTGCCAGCTCGTAGGTGGCGGTTTTGATGCCGTCGGGGATCAAAGTGCAGGCGAGGTCAACGCCGTCCACCGTGTAGTTATCACGGGGCCATTTCAGAGCTTGGGTGTCGGTGCAGCGGTCGCCGTAGAAGCTCAGCGCGTCGATCCAGCGGGTGGCGGAGATTAGGGCGCGGTTTTTTTGGTCGGTCGTCTTGGTGGTCCAGGTGCTGGAATCAGGCACCGTTTCAAAGTAGGTGTCCGCAGCCGCCAGCGTCACATAGCTGTTGGCCGAAGCTCCACCCACTGTGGCGTCAATGGCGGCGGGCACGGCTTAATACAGTCTTTTCTTGAGTTTAGCTCCAGAAGTAGATCTTCTTGTTTTAGGGGGTGGACTCAAGATGACGGCGTGGTAAACCTTGCCGCCGGTCATTTCAATATCAGCTTGGATTTCGGCGTGTTGGTCGTAGGGGACGTCAATAAAGCTGCGGAGGTTATCCTGTAGTACGAAAAGCCGGACTGTACTCATGCCTGCTCGCAAACTTGTGGACGCTGATGCCAGCGTAGAAACAAAGGTGGCTTCTGTTCCATCGGCGGCCCCCGGAAAGACCGTGCGGTCGCTGGAAGTGGTGGCTAACGCTATTCGGGAACGGTTCTCCAGTGGGGAATCTGCTGAGACGATCCTGCAGGATCTGCAGGTCAGTGAGCACGTATTTAGAGAACTGCTCACCCAGTCGTACCAGCTGGTGGGGCGGGCTCCAGTGATTTTTGAGTATCAGGAGAAAATGCGGATTGGGGAAATTGAAGGCTGAGTAGTTTTTGGTAAAAGAAAAGGCCCCCGGTTTGGGGGCCTTTGTTTTGGCGCGTACTGAGGATCAGTATGCGCTGGTGTCGAACGGGGTGTTGACCAGCAGGCGAGCGATGGGCACTTGCTTGGTGGTGCTGTACACCAGGCTCCAGGAGGCGGTGTCGGCCAGGTTGCCGGTGGTGGCAGCGTTGGTCGGGTTGTCGCCGGCCACGTTCCACTTGGTACCAGTGATGTGGTAACCGTAGTGGTAGTCAACGGCCAGGATGTCCTGCATGGACAGGATGTTGCGGTCTGCACCGAGGCGCAGGTCCTGCTGGATGCCCTCGGAAACCACACCCGACTTGAAGAGGTACACGGGGTACTTCTTGGCGTGGGTGGAGGTGCCGCCGGTCAGGGCAGTCAGTTGGTCGTCGATGACGACGCGGAGGCCAGCGAACGTAGCCACTTCAGCAGCGGTAACGCCCACGCCGCCGCCACCCCAGGTGATGGCGCCGCCGGTGGACAGGGCCGAGGTGCTGAAGGTCAGCATCCCAATTTGCTGCAGGTAATAAGCCACGTTGGAGTGCATGGCGATCGAGTCCAGCTCGTCACCGCGCTCACCCAGCAGAGCCTTGGTGCCAACCACGTTGGCCACGTTCAGGAAGTTGGCCTCGGTCATGGAACCGGGGACACCAGCGAACGATTTGTTGCTCTGGTTGGGGCCGAGCACGCCAGCGCCGGAGATGCCGCCGAACAGACCCAGCAGTTGGGATGCCAAGGTGGCGGTCTTCAGCTTGTTGATGGCTGCAGACAGTTGGTTGCGGACGTGGGCCAAGGGGTCGGCGCCGGAGCCGAGTTTGCTGAGGTCGTCGGCCGCATAAGCGAAACCACGGTGCAGAATCGTCATGATCTGCTCGTCGGCAGTGACGTTCTGGGCGGTCAGATAACCCAGGCCACCGTTCCAGCTGGAGGTGGATAGGATTTGGGTTTCGGTCGGGGCGATGGGGTCGAAGAAGGGCACGCGCACGCGGGTGCCGCCAGCGCGGGCGTCGAGGGCAGCGTTGCGCTGCACAATGCCGCTCTGGATCCACTTCGATTGCTCGAAGATGCCTTCAGCGGTGTACTGAAGAAATT